CCCCTGAAATGCTTGAACTGGTCAATGCTCCTAAAGCACTAGATGCAGAAACTACGACATTTGGCGTAGATGCAATGCTTGCGCTTAGACCATTTAGACTTGCTGAACTTCTAGCCAACTGAGTAAACGTGCCGTCATAGGTAGATACGGCTGAGTCATAAACTAAGTCATTTGCTGAATAGGCAGACTTGCCACCTACGGCTGATGAATCTAAAGCGCGTTGATCTAAGACCATCTGCGCAAGTCGCGCTAGACGGTCAAGGTTTAATTCAAAGTCATTGAGTTCTGATGAACTCATGTCTTAGCTCGCTAGTGTAAGCGAAGTTGTAAATGATCCTGATGAGATCGTGTAAGTATCGCCTGCGGTGTAGGGATTACCTGTGATCGTTCCAGAGAACAAGAAACTTCCATCAGTTAGTGCATCCCAAGCGGTAAAGAATGTTGCATCTTGTGAACCGCTAATGTTTGTCCACGAAACGTCAGCATCAGAAACAATAGACCCAGTAGATGCGCCAGCAAATGAAACAGCCTTGCGAGTAGTTTCAGTTGCGCCGTTGGCTGTGCCAGCAGCACCGGGATCGCCTATGTGTAGTTGCACATAAACGTTTGTTACGGCGTATGCGGTGTTATTGCCCAAAGCATTTAACAAGCTATTCGCTAAGTGTGCGCTCATTCCAGTAGCCATTAGCCCTCAACTCTTTCAGTAACAGTAACAATCTTGCCATCGTCATCACGTTCAACGGTTCTAATGGTTGTGCGCTGGTGCGGTGCTTCAACAGTGATGTTAGGCGGTGCGACATTTATCACGGCTGGCGGTACATTCACAACTGTTTCAGGCATCTGCACGCTTACATCGTGTGTACGTTGTACGTCATAAACAGACTCAGGGTTTTCTGGGTCAATCTGTGAAATCGGTTGCAACTGGGTAGTTGGCAAGCCTGTATGAGTAATTGCTGGCAAGCCTAGAGCAGATAGAACGCTAGCAGGATCGAACCCAGAATAGATAAGTTTCTGAGCCATCGTGACACGCTTGTCGGTTTCAACGAGTGAAGCAGCACCCAGATCCACGTTAGCCAAAGGAACGCGATAAACGTCACCACCTGTAACAGGTCGCAAATCTTCGAATCTTCTAATGTCATTGACTGAATAGAATCCTGCCTGTGAACCGATTGAGTAACCATTCATTCTGGTAGCAAAGTCACCGCGAAGTAGACCGTCTACATTAAAACGAATAAACGCACTATCTGGTAGCAGTGCGCTGTAAGCATCTTCAATCTTAGCGATGTATGGGCGCAAGGTATGGGTTACAAAGTTAATGCTGTTCTGCTCAACTGATGCGTAAGACATTGCACCCGGTGTTGTAACGCCGATCATGTGCGGTGGTACGCGGAAGATTCTTGCAACTTCCTCAATGGCTAGCTTGCGACTGTCAAGCATCTGTGCTTCATCAGGGTTAATGCCAGTCTTTACAAACTTTGCGCCACCTGTAAGCAGACCAGTTTTGTGTGCCTTACGGAAACCATCGTGACGGTTGCTAAAGCTATCAACCAGTTGCTTGGCTTGATCGCTCTTTAGGTCTTGTGGGGTTTCAATAATTCCCTGAGTAGTTGCACCCTGACCAAAGAAACGTGAAGCGAAAGACTGCAAAGCACTAGAAAGACCAAGATTGTCTTTCATCTCTGTAACACGCGACATACCGCGTAGATCGCCAGCCTTGCGTAGCTCGGTAATTTGTAGCATGTCGCGCTTGCTAACTGGAACGTCTTGGTTATCGTCAATAATGTATTCGATTTCACGAGTGCGAATGTTGCGCACTACCTGCACACGATTAGGTGCGATACAAACTAGGTTAACTACATCGCCACGATTGTCACGGAATACACGGATAAAAGCGTTGCCGTCTAGCAATAGGGAAATAAGAACTTGCTGGTAATGCTCGGAGCGCAGTAGGTCTACATCTGGCTTCTGAATCCAGCTAGGTTGTGGGCGGAAAGGTACGCGGTCACCATCACGGCGAATGAAACAATCAACTGGCAGAGTGCTAATGGTGTCAGAGATCAAAAGCACACAAGCGTAAAAAGCATTTATCTTCATTGCCTGTGTTTGATCTATGTTCGTTCCTGCTTCTGTTGTGAAAGCAAACGAATCGCCAGAACCCCAGATAGACTGGAAGCTAATTGCGCGTTCCTCTTTATTACCGCCGGTCAAATTACCAAGCATTACTTGCCCTTCTCAAATGCGATACCGACAAGCAAAATACTTATGCCAGCTGCGACTATTCCTAATGGCAGGATGAACAAACCTAGACCTATTGAGATTGTTGCTAGACCAACCACTTGCAGGATAGACGGTATCAACGCAACTCCTAGAAACTAAAGAACTGGGGTACAACGGGTTCTTCTCTTGAAACAGTTGCCCTATCAAATCCTATGATACTAGCAACTGCCGCATCTATCTTTCGTGGCGAGCCGCGATGTTCTTTGACAATTCTTGGGCCTAGCCGATCAGTCTTAACTACGGCGTTTTGTAGGTGTCTGAGCAATAGGGGGTTGCCGTCATGCGTGAGCTTGTTAGATACAACTGCATCATAGAATTTGGCACAGGCTGGAACCATACGAGCCGGGGAAGTAGACGGCCATTCAACAATGGGAAAGCCTGCATCATCTAGCACTTGCATTGTTCGTTGCCAACGGAATGGGTCACAGGCAATTTCTTTAACGTTGTGAGTTGAGCAGAATTCAATGATTGTGTTTTCTACATCCATAATGTCTACGCGCCATTCGTCATCATCTTCTGGCTGCTTTTCCCAAGCCTTGACCATAAAGACATAGGGCTGTTCTTCTACCGTTACGCCAATGATTACAGAAGCATCACCGCTAAACGAGCCGTCAAAGCCTAAGACCACTGGGGTATCTGGCAAAATCTCACGCTGAATCTCTAGCTGTTCCCAAGCACCGTTAGGTAGCCAAGCGGTCTGACTGCTCACCCACTGGTTACAACGCTTGGTTCTAAACTCTGCTTCAGGGGTTCGCTTGACCATAGCTTCAAAATCTTTAGGGTCGTTGAGATCACCAAAGGCAGGGTTTGCTTGTTTCCAAGTTTCTAATAAGTGGTGGTCTGCATCTGGTTGCGCTTCCCACCAAGCCATGAAGAATGTTGGATCATCTATTTCTTTTTGAGCTACACGCTTGCCATACTGATAAAGGCTGTATGCGATTGAGTCTTGACCAGATGAATCTGCTTTTACTCCGGCTGTGGTTAAAGCAATCAAAATTGGCGATCTACGCGCACCCATACCAAGTTGCATAACATCAAAGAGTTCACGATTAGGTGAAGCGTGAATTTCATCGAATAGAACTGCGGTTGGGGAAAGGCCTTCTTTTGAGTAGCTTTCACTTGATAGAACTCGGTACACAGAACCAGTTGAAGGCACTTCAATAGCATCACGATAAACCTTGCAAAGTTCTGACAGTTCAGGTTCTGCTTCAATCATCTTCTTAGCATCACCAAAAACAATTCTTGCTTGCTCTTTATCTGCTGCACAGGAATAAACTTCACCACCGTTAGGCCCCATGATTAAAGACCAAAGACCAATGCCAGAACCTAATGCTGATTTGCCGTTCTTTCGAGCCATACCAATTAGGGCTGTGCGGTGTCTAAACTTTCCATCTGCACCTACTGCAAACAAGTGGCGCATCAGTTCGTGTTGCCATTCTCGCAGTTGCATCTTGTCACCTGAGAAACCTGCAACAGTTTCCTTAGTCTGAATAGCAAAAGTATCTATGAACTCTGAAACTTCCCACCCACGAGATTTGTTAAGTGCAGCTTTGTTTACAGGAGTCAGCCAAGTTGGTGGCCAAGATTCAATTTGAGTTGGCACGAGATTTCAGCTCCTCTAGCTTTGACTGACGTTTAACCTCAGCCACACCTAGCCGTGAGCGATCTGTTGGGGTGAATCCTAGAAGCGACAAGTTAGCAACTAACTGACGGTCTAGATCGCGCAGGGCTTTTCTTTCGTCTGGTCTGTTGTTTTGCAAAACCTGAATGCGCAAGTTACGGCGTTCATCCAGTAGCTCGCAAGTCATAAGCAGAATCTCAATGTCAGTCAGTGGACTTAACCAAGTTTGACCCATGCCCCAGATGCGTTCCCAAAGTTCTGTGCCTGCACTACCAAGTGGGCGGTTAGGTTCTGGAATGTCGTAAGCAGACGGCAACAGGACAAGTTCTTTTTGGTCTGGCAATGTACGTTTGCCGGGGTTGCCAGTAAGCCGTTTCTGTTCAATCGGTTTTGGTGGTCTGCCACGCGGAGCCATAGTTATTCCTTAATTAGAGAACCGCAAGTTGGACAAACTTTATCCTCATTGAATTTTAACGGTTCATCACTTTGTTCACCTAATGGTGGTTGCAAAGATTCAAAACCTAGTTGTTCAAGTTCCCAACCATTAGCATCAAGTTCAAGTAACTGATCTGCAAGAACCTTGTCATCCCATTCTGCAAGTTCAGCAGTGCGATTGTCAGCAAGTGCAAAGGCGCGTATCTGCTCCCAAGTCCAACCAACCGGAGTGCGAGCAATTACAATCTCAGTCCAACCTAAAGACTTCGCAGCTTCTAGTGTTCCGTTGCCAGCAACAACGATTGAGTCAGGCGTTACGCAAATTGGTTTACGTTGCCCAAACTTTTCTAGTGAGTGAGCTATTGCCTGCAAGTTTTTGCCGTCATGCTTTCGTGCATTAGCCGGGTCAGGGGTCAAGCTGTTTACGTTTACGGTTTCGATGCGCAGTTCAGTCATGCAAACCAGTCTACGCAAAAACCGCGCAAACATTGAATTTTCAAAAATCGGGAATTTCGCGGAACTCTGCACCGTGC